ATCATTATTTGATGCAAGACCAGAGGCACTATAATTCGCATCAATCATAGCATTCGTGAAGTTCACAGTATAATCACCAGATCCATTATCAGTAATACTGCTTACATTAAATGAAGCCCTAATCGCAACAGCACCAGTACCACTAAAGTTCACAAAAGCACGACATAATTTACCATTTTCAGTTCCACCAGAATTTTTAAATGAAACTACATCATTAAATCCAGCAGAATTACTTAGGATATTAGTGACTTTAAGGGTACTCATAGTTTATACCAGTGGATTTTGACCCAAAACTTCAGAATCCCAAACTTGTTTGAGTTCTTCAGTTACTCCAAAAACAGAAGTTGCAGTTGGAGTTACATCATCAATAATTGCTGTTGCATCACGAAGTGCTTGTTTCTCTGTAGCAATTTCAGCAACTTTTACAGAGTCTCCTACTTCTAGTGCTCTGATGTACTCCACATCTTTTTTCTCAAGAAGTGGATTACGAACTTGACGAATTTTATCCTTATGAATTTGTTTTGCTTTTTCTACATTAATTCCAATTGCCATTTTTAAGCCTCCTCGTAAGTCCAAGCATTTCTATAAGTTCTATCATCAGGAACTTCAGATACATGGAGTATCTGATATGGTTTTCCTGCTGGAACATCTTGAATCAATCTATCAATTGATGTACATTCTGATGATGGTACAGCAATACATACCCCACCATCATCATTAGGGTAAATAACTCTTTTATCGTAAACTAGGTCTGACATATTTAAAAATAATAATTTGATTTTTATCTATTTATATAATTACCCAAATTGCTCCAGAATTAATTGTGACAGTTACACTACTATTTATAGTAGTTGGTCCAACTGTCATCCAATTATAAGTGGTGGTAAGAGTTTGGTTTGCTGTAATAGTTGGCTCACTGCCTATAAAATTACCACCATTTCCTCCTAATATTGCCATGGATGTTATTATTCTGAATTACTATAGTTATTTATGCAAAGTTGTAGTAAAGTTCAGAGTGATACTCAAGAAAGCATTGTTGGTCTTTGAGTTGTATTAATGTTGCTGGTAGTTGATTAGCATATCTAGTGAAGAATGCCTCACGAGTATGAAATCGCAATCCGTGAAGGTGCCAAGTCCCAAACAACTTATGAAATCCTCTGACAGCACGATATTGTTTTGTATTTATTGGTTTACAGTCATCTGGGTATGGTAGTGTTCTATCAAAATCACCATTATCACCACCACGAGGATTTGCCTGTGTCATTTGTAAACAAATAGTTTGCCCTTCACCAGTGCCATAGTATTCTGCTTCCAGAAACATCCAACTCTCGTCTTCGGGCATCTCACCATAAGTTTCGACATACTCTTTCATGCACCGATCAGCAACATCTTGGAAGTTTTTCTTTTTCAATACTTCCAACTCTTCTTTTAACTCTTCCCGCTCAATGGCAGCAAGTTGTTTTAATGCTCCATCATATCTTTCCATACATTCAATACCAATCTTTAATACTTTTTCATCAAAACCATCATAATTTGTATCAATCCAAGGTGTTTCAGTCATGATATACTATGGCATTTTTAATAAGCTAATAGTAACTTCTTGTTGTTTCATATATAACTTTACCATACTTTTAAGTAACACACGAAGTTCTTTTATATCTTCACAATTTTCTATAGTTCTTGCCAGTTTTTCATACTCAAACATTTTAGATGGGTTTGTAAGTATAATGTTATCTGGATCTGCTTTCATCTTTCTTGTAAAATTCTATTTTAAGTTGATCTATCAATAAATTTACTTTATTTTCAAGTTTAGTTATTCTGTCCTCAATATTTTCTATACGATATTCACTTATGAGATTTAATTTTGTTTGTTCTATCATAGTTTTACAAAGTGAAATTCACCATCCTGTTCTGTTTTACCCCAAATGTATTTATTGGAGTCTAAATCATATCCAGCATCACGTGAGTAATAGTTGATACCATCAAACATCATAAATGTTGATACATAAACATTTCTTTCTGATATAATACATTTTTCATTCACACCAACCCAAGAATTGTTCTTATATTCAAATGTAATTTCATATGATTCTAAAATGTTATTAGAATGTAAAATAACATTTTCTCCAGAAACAGATAATTTCATTTTAGTATTACGATATGGATCAGATTCACTATTCATATTATACCAACTTTTAAAATGTATTAACTCATCAGAAAGTTCATCAAATCTAATATTAATGTATGACCACACAGAAGGATTACTAAATGCTTGTTGTTTATTATCATAAGATCCAATTAGTTTTGACTTAAATTCCTCAAGTAACTTAGTCATCGTAGTTTGCTCTTTATTTTTTTGAGACAATCATTGAAACCTTCTACTATGTCTACATCACCAAGAACATTTTGTGAACTAGCAGATTTTTGTTTAGGTAACCACATCTCAACTTGGTCTATCAAATCTTCAATAGAAGTTTCCATATCCCAGTCCGAGTGAGTTGTGAATACATCATCCCACCAACGATATACAATATCAGTCAGGGTTTTTGATTGTTTCTCAACAGGTTTCTTTGATTTCTCATTACTATTTTCTACTCCATCCTCGTATCCCACATAATAACCACCCTGAAATGCACTCCACCTAATATCAATATGATTATCAACACTTGAAGTAGTTGGAGGATACTCACCATAAACTCTTTTATATGCCACTTCTACTGGTAATTTTGGATAGGCACTCCTGATTTTATCAAAGAGTTGTCGTGTATCATCATTCAACTCAATATACTTATCAATAATTTCAAGTTCTTCAAGTGTGAGATTGAGTGAGATTTGTTCAGTCATTTTCAGTTCCTCCATAATAGTTCTGTGCATTGAGTGTTTCCCACCTCACAATCTTTTCAAAGCATTCTCCCAAAGTATAACAGTATCCAGTGTATTCGTCAATATGTTCTGGCCCAGTATAAAGTATCCAGTGATAATCTCCTGTTCCTGAAATGTCTTGTGTGATTTCGACTTTCATTTTTCAGTTCCTCCAAGTTCATAACCACTCATATATGCGGAACGGACCCAATTATATACCAGGTCTTTGCGTATCTTTTCGTCTTTTACTTCACAATCTCCATAGAACCATTCAGAACGAGATGAGAACTTACCATAGTTCCCATTAAACCATTTGTCAAATCCAACTTCGGCATTTTCATCTTTAATTCCGTCTATTTCTACCGAATTAAAACTCTCCTGAAATTTTTTCCATCCTATATCCAATTGCTGTTCTGCCCATCCCCAACATCCATGTTCCATACCATCAATACCAGCAGAGTAAATCTCATCTTGTATCAATCTACGAAGCATTTCAATTTGTTCGTCAGTCATTTTCATTGTTGTTCCTCTGGGAAATCAAAGTATTCATACAAAGAAGACATTACCTGCTCCTCAATGTGCTCACAGATAGATTCTTCAGTTGGGTTCTCCACATGCTTGTAAGCACGACGATACCCACGACGGATACCTTCTTCAAGTGCCTGTTCTAGTATCACACGGAATTTAGGAGTCATTGGGGATTTGTGTTCATAAGAGTATTATAGGGCATCACAGGGGATTTTGGGGGTCCCCTGTGCCAGGCCAGGAAGTGTCTACCTCAAAGTTTGGGTCAAAGTTTGGATTAACTTCTGTTGGATAATATCCACGAGGATTACATATAACTCTACAGCCACCAATCATATAATCAAAACTTTCGTGGGTGTGTCCGTGTGAAAAGTATTTTATGTTTGGATTATCCAAAATCAAATCATCAAGGTCACTTACATATGCCCCATTCGCAATACCAGCACTTCGGTATTTTGGATGTACAGATTGATATGATGGGGCATGGTGAGTAAGCACCCAGACCTTCTGGTTATTAAACATCGGTAGAGTATCCAAAAGAAACTGTTTAGATTTCTTATGGAACCTGAGAGTATCGTCAGGATTTAACTTACGATAGTTAGAACCAATACGAATGGTTTTATAGTCATTAAGACATTGGGAAGCTTCCATCATCTCTAGAGCATTCTCATTACGAAAATCAGTCCATAGAGTTGCTCCAAGAAATACCCAGTCCTTGATTTTTACAAAGTCATTCTCAAGAATATGAATACCAGTTGGTATATGCTCTGCAAGAACATCCCAAGTTCCTTCATAGTTGTATCCATATGCTTCGTGGTTTCCTGCAATATACAGAACCCAGTCAAAGTTATCAACACACTTTTTTAGAAAATCATTATAAACCTTATGAAGATTACCATTCTTCTTAAAGTGACGAGCACATAGAATATCACCACCAAGAATAAGAACCTCACCTTCTCCAAGATCAGGAACTCCGTGACCGTATTCGCACGTCTCTAAATGGAGGTCACTAACTACTTTGATTTTCATAAGACCTCCCAGTCAGCATCTGTTTTCTTACCGAAACGACAGATACCACTACGAAGTGCTACCCAGAAAAAGTATTTGCGGTTTTCTGATGCAAGAAACAATTCTTCACCAGTATCCTGCTCTACAACACACACAGGATTGTTATCCATAAGGTTAGCAAGACGGTTCTTTGCCTTGCTTGATTTGGGTTTGACTGTAACTGTGCGTGTCATTTGTTTTTGATAAAGTAGTAAAGGAAGGTCAGAGATTCGAACTCTGGGAGGATATTAACCTCAGTAGTTTTCAAGACTACCACCATAAACCACTCGGTCAACCTTCCAATAAAAAAAGGGGGGGGGATGATACCCCCATTTATCTATCAGACTTGAACAGGAACCAAAACCTTATTATTCTTGAGTTGAGCAATTAGTTTGCCTACACTTTCAGTAGTACGAATTTGATCTTCAACACTTACTGGATCAGTGCAAGAAAATACATAGGACTTATCAGGATTGCTATTGTAAGTTACTCCAACTTGCATACCATCATAGTCAAAAGAGACTTGAGAAATAGCAGAAGATTCAACAGAAAGAATGGCAGTGAATGACATGTGTTTTTGATTTATTACCTAGTAATCATAGCACAGATTGAGGTGCTTGGGGAAGTCCCTGTGCCAGTTTCAGAAGTGGTTTATTTAAGTGTATCTACCAATCAAGGGTTTCTTTAAGTGTATCTACATCCTTCCAGTTTCTTGAGTCTCTTTCTTGATACTCTGTATAAAGGGCATTATGTATAGTCATCAAGTCATCTATCCAAAATGCCTCTGGATAAACACCAAGTTCACTCATTAGTCCTCTGTGTGATGTTCCTTCTCTTTCTGCCTTACAGATAATATAACAAAATGCCTCTACTGCCTTATACTTGTCCTCGGCAGAGAGCATATGATACCACCCCACAGATGCCTCAATACTATCTTTATGTGCTTTTGCAAGGTCTTCTCTCAATTTTACCATTTCTGGTGAATTGAGACTTTCTAGCAGAGTATTCTTCTTTGATTGTTCTTCCTGAAACTTAGGGGAGTCAATCAGTTCTCCTGTAGAAACTGAATTTGGTTTTGGTATATGTTGTGATGCTGGTTCATTCATGATTAAACTTCTCCTTGAGGTGGAATCCAAAATCCATCATCAGATAGTGTATAACCATTTTCAATCATTTCAGTATGAGTCATTGGTTCTTTCTTACGAACAAGCACATTACCATTAGAGACTTCATAAACAAGAGTATCACCTTCCTTCCAACCACTTCTTTTTAACAAGTCTTCTGGTAATGTAACCACACCCTCATCATCAACTGGTAGAATCCAGGTCTTGGGTTTATCTTCTTTTGGATGTTTTGATGCATATTCTAGATCACTGTGTCCCCAAGGAGGCATACAATCATTCTCCTCCTTATTGTCCTGAAAATAAGTATCCCAAGGAGACTCATAAGGTTTATCAGTGCCTTTCAGTAAATCAAAGAGTTGCTGACTTTTCTCATACTGCACCTGTAAATACTCAGTGTGTTCGGAAACAGTCTCTATAATTGTCTCATAGATTTGTTGAGCACTCAAATCTTTTTCACTCAGAGCATCATAAAGAAAAGAATTGATTTGGTCCATTGTGTAGTTTTTGGTCATTTGTTGTCTCCAATAATAAGATTTTCAAGGATTTTCAGTCGGTCTTTGAGCATATCAATCTCAATCAAGATTTCATAGAGTTCATTTGTTGTTCCAACATTTTCATCTTCTAATCTTTCTACTCTATCCATAATAGAAAGATCTTTTTCTGTAGCAACATACTCATTAATCATAAATTTCAAGATATTCTGTATTGTCCACCAGTTCCCAATCTAAATTAAGATTTTCTATAAATTCTATAAGTTCATAGTCATCTTTAGGTAGACATTCACCTTCATCTAAAGCAAAATGAGATTCACATAAAGCAGGTCCATATTCAGCAGGATCATATAAAGTTGGAACACCAGTAACAACTGCATCCTCAATTACAGCAGAGACATAAACAGTACCATCCTCATTAGAATTAATTTTATCAATTCTGTCAATTTTAATACTATTCATTTTTTCCTCATTTCTTTTTGAATCATTCTTTTTGCAGTATCCATTGTAGTATGAACTGAAATTTGTTGTCCATTGTGTATTGTTATAAATTTTTTAGAATATGGAATGATTGCCCACTCCATATTCTTGCTAACCCATCCTAATTGAGATTGTTCCATTTATGTTGAAATATCATCAAAGTCAACATCAGGATGCAAAAATTCCAGATAGTCTTCATAATCAACTCCAAGATACTCTGCAAACTGTTTTAACTCTTCATGGTGCTCTTTGACCATGAGATTTGACATGTCTTCAATCATAATACCTCCTCAGTAACCATATCTGGAGATCATTTGCTCCATTCTGTCCTCTCTATATTCATCTTCCATGTATTCTGATCTAATATCCTCAAGTTCCTCATAAATGAGGTCAACATCTTCTTCTACAAAAAGGGAAGTCATAAGAGATTTTACCTGTATGAATTGTTTTATTTAGTCTCAGAAGGAATCAATTCCTCTTGATGTTGTTCAAATTCAGCATCAATTTTGTCATACAACTCAACAAAAGTTGATTTGGTTTCATCATCAAAACGATTTAAACAAACTTTAATTGCCTTATCTTTTTTACCAAAGATTGAATATGCTTTGATAATATGAACAAGACGACGAGTAGAAATCACTTCATCAATACCACCATCAGTAAAAGTCTTACGAATAATATCAGACCAAGTACAAAGATGTTTGATGAAATCAGTGTGCTCTCCAACTAAAGGAATTTTAAGAGATTCAGCAACTTTTGTCAAAATCTTTATCTCAACTGTCACATTGGGATAGTTCTGCTCAAAGGTAATAGGAAACCTTTCCAAAAATGCTTCATTAAGAACATTAGTTCCAATAAACCTACCATCATCAGATCCCTTACCTTTAGTGTTTGCAGTTGCAAATACATTGAAACCTTTTTTAGGTAAAATATGCTTACCAATTTTTTTCAGGAATACACCTTTACCTTCTAAAATTGACTGAAGACACATGATTTTATTGGAAGCAAGGTCAATCTCATCTAGGAGAAGGATTGCACCACGTTCCATTGCTTCAACCACAGGACCATTATGCCAAACTGTCTCACCATTCACAAGACGAAATCCACCAATCAAATCATCCTCATCTGTTTCTATTGTAATATTAACACGAATAAGTTCCAGACCTAGTTGAGCACATGCTTGTTCTATACAAAAGGTTTTACCATTACCAGAAAGACCAGTGATGAAAGTAGGATAAAAGAGACCAGAGGATATAACTTTTTTAATATCACTAAAGTTACCGAAGTTGACGAAAGTATCATCTTTATCAGGAATAAGGGTTTGACTAACTGCTTCTATCATAGTAATTGGATCAGCAGCAGGAGCAGAATAAGTATCTTCTAGTTCATCAATTTTTTCTTTAGTCACTTCCAAATTCCACTTACCACGAGACACTTTGTATACATTTAGTTTCTTAGATAGTGTAGCATAAGAAGTATTGATTTGTGAAGCAACTGAACGAACAGCATCTGCACCAAACTCAATACCAAACTGATCTTGAAGAAGTTGAATTGCGTTTTCCATAATAAAAATAAAGAACTAGGAGATGCTTAACTACTCATGTAGTATAGCACCTATATTGGGAATATAAGTGTCTTAGTGGACACTTGATAAACTGTCTTTGATCTCACTCAGATGATCCAGATTTAAGTTCATATTCAGGATACCTATCTCTAACTCTATCTCTAAATCTACCATTGAATGATGGGGGATTTAGTTCTCTTTTTTGAGTAATAACTTTATTAATGTGATCAATAATTAAAAGTTTGTCCATGCTATCATTTTTTTTCATTTGGTTTTACTTAAATTGTAATTTCTTTTTACCTACCATAGTTGCACCTTCACCTGATTTTAGAGGTGAATTAGCATCTCTAGTTGAAGTTTTTCCTTGATCATATTTTTTCCCTAACTTGGGATCTGCATCAGATCTTCTAGAAGTTCCTAACCAAGATGCTCTAGATTGTGATCCTGGTTTCTGCTTAATAAGAACACTATCCTGGTCATCATTTTTAGAATCAGGTTTTTGATTTCTTTTATGTTTGAGACCTCCTTCTTGTCCAAGTTTAGTTGCAAGTTTTTTGAAAGTTTTCTTACCTGTTTTACCAGAACCAACTACAAAAGATTTTTCTTTTTGGTCACCATGATCTTTTTCACGATAAACACCTTTTACTTGAGTTGGTCCAGGAAGTCCAGCACCACGAACACGATTAGTAAGTCTTGATGATGCTGCTTGCTTTTCCTTTTTAGTCTTATCTCCTCTGTCTGAGGATACAATGGCAATACCTCCTTTTTGTGTCTTTGAGACAATTCTACTTAAAGATTTCTCTTGAATATAAGAACATTCTACTATAAATTCCTGAAATGTCTTCATTTTTACAAGTCTTTTTAGATATTTAGTTATGCTATTAAGTCAACAAAAGAAGACAAAAGTTTCTTATTGGTTCTCTTCTTATTAAGCATTTTTGTAAATGCAGTTTTAATTTGTGCTTTAGATGCACCATCCTCAACTATAAACTCTTCATCCTGAGATAAAGAAGATGAGGGAATTACATTAAATTGATCATAACCAGTACCAGTAAATGAAATGAACTGTTCTTTTTTGTAAACTGCTCTCAATTTCTCATAATCACCACATTCAGTTCCATACCAATCATAGCATGTTTTGAAATGTTTAGTAGGAACAACTCTAAAATTAATAAAATTAACTGTAGGAAAATTATCTTTTAGAGTAGAAAGAAGAACTTTTGAATAGGTTGGAAAATTCCCAAACACATAAGGAGGATAAACTCTACCATTTTTTCTGTTACGAACAGTAACTTCATAATCTTTAGCTAATCCAATATAAGTTTCTCCATTAGGTCCCTTTCTAGCAATAGTATTGCGATTTACATAACCTTCACCATCAGTCAGAAAAACTACATTTACTTTTTGAAGTTTGTTTTTCTTTTGAAAATCTGGAATTAGCGAATGAAGAGTAAGCATAGTATCTCCAATAGGAGAACCAGACAACTCAATAAAACGTGGAATACATCCACTTCTTTTTTGAATTGCAGAGCAACATGCCCAAATATTCTTCATCTGCTCATCTATATTATTAGAATTAGTTTTACTACTAAAGAAATTGAAAAGTCTAAAGGATTTTTCTGGAGCAATAATACCTGAAACTTTTTTGAAGATTTCAGGATGATTTGGTTGCAATTCAACATATGAATTACAATCTACGGTAAAAGCATACACTTCAAATGGAATGTTAACTTTTCTACAAAACCAAATTAGATTATACAATTGCTTACAAGTATCTAAAATCCAGTCACCCATTGAACCAGACCAATCAAGAATAAAAATTAAACCATGATCCTTACCATCAGGGACAATAGAAACTTTCTTAAACAGATCCTCATTGAATTTATAAGTATGCAATTTAGAGGTATCTAAAATACCAGTGCGTGCAGTTGTAGAACGTGCATACTGATTTGCTGATTTCTTACACTCAAACTCCTTTACAAGATAAGAGACTTCTTTCTCTGCTGATTTCTTATATTGAGCATATTCAGAAATTACTTCAGTATGCCATTCCTTCAGGTAAGAGAACTGCGAATAATATTCTTGAATTTTAGCATGAATATACTCATTGGGAATGATTATATTTTCAAGAATCATTTCTGGAAGTTCCACATAAGTGGTTTCCCTACCAAATTTATCAGTCAGATCTTGTGATTTTTCATCAAAAGACTTTGAAGTTTTTGATTCAAATTCATCATGATTATCACTAGGTGCACCACCAGAAGATGATTCCTGATTCATAGTAACTTGATCATTATCTTGAAGGTTACCATCAGGATTAGAAGATTCCTGTTCATTAGAATCATCTGATTTATTTTGTTCAAAATCCTGAGGAAGATCTACTTCTTTCCCACTTTCCCCTTGATTTTGAACAATTTCAGGCATCTCAGGAAGATCTACTTCTTTCCCACTTTCCCCTTGATTTTGAACAATTTCAGGCATCTCAGTAAGTTGTTCTTTTTTGTAATTTAGAAACTCAACAAGTTCTCTAGAAATATCAAGAACTTCTTGAAAAGTTTCTAATTGACTGATACGAGTTACAAATTCATCTTCTTTATCTGAAAATGCAATGTTATGAAATGCACCAATCTTAAAGTAAAGATTAATTCTGTCAATAAGTGAAAGTTTGTCCAGATCTTCATCTTTGGTAGAAAAGAAATCATCAAGATTCAATTCATTATAACCATTGTAGAAGGTCTTAGAAAGACCAGGATACTTCTTTTTCATTAGACGTTCTACACGAACATCTTCAATTACATTAATAAAATCTTTGGGGACATCAGAATATTTTTCAGTCCAATCAATATTGTCAGTGAACAAGGCATGTCCAGTTTCATGACCAACAAGAAGATCATAAACTGTTTCTGATGCTTTATCCCACATGGGCAGCGTAAGGATTCTACGATCTACATCAAAGGATGCAGTGGAAACTTTCCTGTGCTCAATGATAAGATTCTCAGTTGCCAAACATTTAGCAAGAGATCCTTTAACTTCTAGATTGACTGCCATGTGTTTTTTTGACTGTCCTTATAGGATAGCATAAAAAAAGGGGAGCACCACCTCCCCTTAGTACACTAATTAAACTGTCCACCACCAAGGACAGGTCTTGGTTTATCTCCACCCAAATGTTAGGTATACTCATCTCAATCTCTCTTATTTATAATATTTTTTAAGGTATCTATTTCGGTTTTCAACTCTTTGATTGCTTCTACAAGTAATGCAACAAAGTTTTGATATGCAACTGATTTTGGATCATCTCCAAAAACAAGATCTGGAATTACTTTTTCTACTTCTTGTGCAATGAATCCAAGTGAATGAACTCCATCTATTTTATAATCAAATTCTACACCTCTTAATTTAGAAACTTTACTAAGAGCATTTTCAATAGTTTTAATATTTGTTTTAAGATTTTCATCTGAGTTTGCGGTAACTGTACCTCCACAAGTTAAGTTAGTTCCATTAAATGTTAAGTTAGCAGATCCTGCTGCAACACCAGAATTATTGTAGATAACTTGAGTGTTAGAACCTGCTACTGGTCCTGTAGCACCTTGAGCACCTTGAGGTCCTCTAAATCCTTGAGCACCTTGAACTCCTTGAGCACCTTGAGGTCCTCTAAATCCTTGAGCACCTTGAGCACCTACAGCACCTTGTGCTCCTACAGCACCTTGAACTCCTTGAGCTCCTTGAGGTCCTTGAGGTCCTCTAACTGAACTAGCAGCACCTTGAGCACCTACAGCACCTTGTGCTCCTACAGCACCTTGAACTCCTTGAGCTCCTTGAGGTCCTTGAGGTCCTCTAACTGAACTAGCAGCACCTTGTGCTCCTACAGCACCTTGAACTCCTTGAGCTCCTTGAGGTCCTTGAGGTCCTCTAACTGAACTAGCAGCACCTTGAGCACCTACAGCACCTTGTGCTCCTACAGCACCTTGAACTCCTTGAGCTCCTTGAGGTCCTTGAGGTCCTCTAACTGAACTAGCAGCACCTTGTGCTCCTACAGCACCTTGAACTCCTTGAGCACCTTGAGGTCCTCTAAATCCTTGAGCACCTTGAGCACCTACAGCACCTTGAGCACCAACAGCACCTTGAACTCCTTGAGCACCTTGAGCACCAACAGCACCTTGAGCACCAACAGAACCTTGAACTCCTTGAGCACCTTGAGGTCCTAAAAATCCTTGAGCACCTTGAGCACCAACAGCACCTTGAGCACCAACAGCACCTTGAACTCCTTGAGCACCTTGAACTCCTTGAGCACCTTGAACTCCTTGAGCACCTTGAACTCCTTGAGCACCTTGAGGTCCTCTAAATCCTTGAGCACCTTGAGCACCTACAGCACCTTGAGCACCAACAGCACCTTGAGGTCCTACAGCACCTTGAACTCCTTGAGCACCTGTAGCACCTTGAACTCCTTGAGCACCTTGAGGTCCTAAAAATCCTTGAGCACCTTGAGCACCAACAGCACCTTGAACTCCTTGAGCACCTTGAGGTCCTAAAAATCCTTGAGCACCTTGAGCACCAACAGCACCTTGAGCACCAACAGCACCTTGAACTCCTTGAGCACCTTGAACTCCTTGAGCACCTTGAACT